GTTAATTCGTTGATTTCGCTACCAGCATAATTAGGTTGTGTCGGTGACGCATTTCCGTCTTTTTGCAGTTCTCCTTGGTCATACGGGCCTAAATACTTGTGAATATTTAGATCAGTTCCACCAACCTGAAACATCTCATTTATAGTACGATCGTGAAATTTATAATCGTTTCCTTTTTCCGGTTTGAATAAAGATAATCTTGGCATATCACACATATTTATTGAAAGCGAACCATGTGGTAAATATGTATATGTCAGAATTACAAACAGGTCAACAAGAGATATTTGATTACGTTAAAAACAGCCTTGGTGAAGGTATGATTGACGTTGAATTGGATCCTAAACATTATCAAACTGCTTTAGAAAGAGCAATAAACAGATACAGACAAAGATCGTCTAATGCTGTTGAAGAATCGTATGCTTTTTTAACACTAAAGAAAAACCAAAACACTTACATTTTACCAGACGAAGTAATCAATGTAAGAAAATTATTTAGAAGAACAGTAGGTTCTAGAACTGAAGGTGGCGAAGGTGGAACATTGTTTGAACCATTTAACCTGGCTTACACAAACACATATCTTTTGAGAGCAGGCGCAACAGGTGGATTAGCAACCTATTATGCTTTTGCATCATACCAAGAACTAGTGGGAAAATTGTTTGGAAGTTTCATACAATTCCATTGGGACGTAGCAACTAAGAAACTTACAATTACACAAAGACCAAGAGCAGACAATGAAACAGTGCTTATGCATACTGACAATTATAGACCAGATATAACACTTTTCAAAGATATCTATTCCAAACCATGGATCAGAGACTATACTCTAGCAGTTGCAAAAACTATGCTGGGCGAAGCAAGAGGAAAATTTAATACTATTGCTGGACCTCAAGGTGGTACAACACTTAACGGTGAAGCCTTAAAAGCAGAAGGTTTGGCAATGATGGAAAAACTTGATGCAGAGATTAATGAATTTGCAGATGGTGGAACACCGCATAGTTTTGTTATAGGTTAATTCCATCCCAATCTTTTTTAAATACTAACACTATGCCTAAAGTAAGTGTAAATGTAGATTCAGGAGACGAACGTTGTAGACGTTACAGTGACCTAAAACCTGATGAATTAGAACATATGGTAAAGCATTTGGAAAATGATGCTCAACGAGCCAAAAGCGATCCTCACCTAAGAAGACAAGTTCTAGGTGCTGTCCAAGAAGCAAAAGAAGAGATTGCAAAAAGAATAAAAAGATAGTATACTCTATAAATGCTTATAGGTATTTGTGGTTTAATAGGTTCAGGAAAAGATACAGTTGCACAAAGACTGGTCGATGAACACAGTTATAAAAGAGATTCTTTTGCAAAAAGTTTAAAAGATGCAGTATCATCAATGTTTAATTGGGACAGAGATCTTCTTGAAGGTAACACATCTACTAGTAGAGCATGGAGAGAAAAACCAGATGATTTTTGGAGCAAACGTTTTGGCAAAGAAGTAACTCCTCGATGGGTGTTACAATACTTTGGCACAGAAGTTATGCGTCAAGGAATGCACGATGCTATATGGGTTGATAGTTGTATAGGTCGATATAAAGGTCAAAATACTGTCATTTCAGACACAAGATTTCCTAACGAAATAAAACGTATAAAAGAAAACGGTGGAGTAATTTTACTAGTAAAAAGATTTAAAGACCCGGATTGGTTTACAAGTTATGTCGAAGGAAACATAGAACCCAAAGGTATACATTCTTCAGAATATATGTGGGCAAAGTCAGACTTTGATTATACCATCGAAAACAGCGGAAGTTTAGAAAAACTAAATGTTAAAGTAGATGACATTATCCGTCAACTTCAAGATCACCCACAGTCCAACGAAGCCGCTTAACACTGGCTAGTCGCTGACAATTAGCACAAACCGTTTTTAAATTAGTATCTACAGTATTGTTTTTATTGCCGTCTATAAACAATACATCCAACTGAATTTGCTCACGTGCTTTAAATCCACACAATTCACACTTGGATTTTTTACTATATCCAGAACGTTGCAACGGTGTTATACCGCCTATTTTGAGATTTTTCTTTTTTCGTAAACAAGTATCACAGTGCCTACGCCAATATATCTTAGTACCTTTACGATACCCCATGGCTCTTGGATTAGTTTTACATTTTACGCACAGTGGCCTTAATTCAGCATTCATGCTAGTATTTAAGTAACCTATATAGGTACCAAAAAAGCATTTATTTTGCCGTAAAATACTTAATGACCGCTAAATAGTATTAACATATTAAAAGAGAACAAATAATTTGTTTAATTGCAAGGAGACAAAATATTATGGCAACACTAACTAGTCCAGGAGTAGCGGTAAGCGTCATAGACGAGAGTTTTTACGTACCAGCAGATGCAGGTACTACACCTTTATTCATAGTTGCTTCAGCACAGGATAAAACATCAGGTTCGGGAAGTGCGAGAGCATCAGGAACACAAACTACAAACGCAAACAATGTATATCTAATTACATCACAAAGAGAATTAACAGAGACTTTTGGAGATCCAAAATTCTATACAGATGCATCAGGAAATTCACTAAATGGTTACGAACTAAATGAGTACGGTTTACAAGCGGCATACTCATTCTTAGGAATTGCCAACAGAGCATATGTGTTAAGAGCAAACATTAATCTAAATGATTTAATGGGAAGTTCTTCTGCACCAACTTCAAACCCAACAGATGGAACTTATTGGTTCGACCTTGCATCATCATCTTTTGGTATATTTGAGTGGTCAGCAACTAACCAAAAATTTATAACAGTAACTCCAACGTTGATTACAAAACTTACTGACCTAGTAGGCGATGTGGCAACTGGAGCACCAAAACCTCATATTGGAACAATTGGTGATTACGCAATCAACACAACACACAATTCAAACAAGATCTACTACAAAAACGATAGCGGAACTTGGAGACACGTTGGATCTACTGGTTGGCATACATCACACGCAACAATTACTTCAACTGTAAGCAATGGTACAATTACATCAGGACATTCAATTACAATTAACGGTTCAAACGTATCATCTAGTTCAACTACATTTGCTAACATGGCGGCACAAATTAATGCGGCGTCAATCACAGGTGTTACAGCGGCAGTTGATGCAACAACAGGTTACTTGGAAATATTCTCAGACGGAACTTCACAATCAAATGGTTCTGTAGCAGATGGCAAAATTACTATTGCTAACAACTCAGGAACACTTTTAACTGATATTGGTTTAACAGCAGGAACATCTGCAAGTCCAGAGTTTTTACAAGCACCACACACATCAAGACCAGAGTGGAAATCAGCAGACACAACTCCAAGACCTAATGGATCAGTTTGGTTTAAATCAACTTCACCTAACTCAGGTGCAGATATGAAAGTTAAACTTTACAGTTCATCATCAGCATCATACTCAAGTGATCCGGCACCATTGTATGCATCTAACCATTCAGCACTTTATAACTTAGATCCGTCAACAGGTGGAACTGCTATTAAGGCTGGAACGTTATACGCACAGTACAATGTTACTGAAGAAACAGGATTTGACAGTTTACCTAACGTTGCTGATTTTACATTCATGAGATATGAAGGTGGAAAAACAGAAGTACAATCAAAACTTACACACAGAACTGGATTACAAGGAACATTTACAATCCAAGAATCTACAAAAGGTTCGGAAACTTTATCAAGTGCGGTAACTGTTACAGTTACTAACTTAGACGGTTCTACAATAGCAGATCAAAATGACTTTGTAGCGGCAGTTAATGCGGCAGGATTGACAAACGTAAGTGCAGAAGTTGTAGCATCAGGACAACACGCAGGTGCTATTAAATTTACTCACTCACTTGGTGGTGATTTTAGAATGGTTGATACACAAGGAACTCCACTTGCAACAGCAGGTTTCAGTTCAGCATCAGCACACAGTTACGGTACATACACTAAAAACTCAACTTCATTGATTGACAATTTATATGATGCACCAACTGGTGAAGCATTAGACTCATCGGCTAACAATGCAGTTGTTGGATCTAACTTTAGAAGATTATCATACACAGCGTCATCTAGCCAACCTTCAAATGAAGCAGTAGCAGGTACTTTATGGTACAACACAAACTTAGATGCAGACATCATGGTACACGACGGAACAACTTGGAAAGGTTACGCAGAAGTTTATTCTACAACTGATCCAAATGGTCCACAATTTTCAGCAGTTGAACCAACTAAACAATCAGATGGTACAGCACTTGTAAATGATGACTTATGGATTGATACTTCAGACTTAGAAAACTATCCAAAACTTTACAGATGGAACACATCTGCTTCAATTACTAATTCAACTTCAGGTGTAGCAGTAACAACTACTGGTCCTGCTTTTGAATTGGTTGATACTACAGACCAAACAACTGAAAACGGTATTGTTTTTGCAGACGCTAGATATCATACTGCGGCTAACAGAACAGATTCTTCAGCATTGGGCGGTGTTGGTACAGCAAGTTCAATTAAAGATCTTTTAAGCGATTCTTTCTTAGATCCAGATGCACCAAATCCTAAATTATATCCTAAATCAATGTTGTTATGGAACACAAGACGTTCAGGTTACAATGTTAAAGAATACAAAAACAGTTACATTACAACTGCGGCGTATCCAGGTTCAGGATCAACTGGATTAGGTAACATCAGATACAGTAACGAATCAGTTTCTACATACCACCCGGACAGATGGGTTTCTAAAAACTCAATCAACGCAGACGGTTCAGGTTGTTTTGGAAGAAAAGCACAAAGAAAAGTTATTACAGCACAAGTTAAATCAACAATTGATACTAACCAAGCAATTAGAGAAGACCAAAGAGGATTCAACGTTATGGCTTGCCCTGGATATCCAGAAGCAATTTCAAACTTATTGAATCTAAACGCAGACAGAGGTTACACTGGCTTTATAGTTGGAGATACTCCAATGAGATTAGAAGGTACTGCAACAGCAGTTTCTAACTGGTCAGCAAACTCGGCTGGAGCGGCAGACAACGGTGAAGACGGTCTAGTAAGTGCAAGTGAGTACTTGGGTGTGTTTTATCCATCAGGAAAAACTACTTCAAATACAGGTAAGTCAATTATTGTTCCACCATCACACATGATGATGAGAGTATTAGCGAACAACGACAATTTAGCATATCCTTGGTTTGCACCAGCAGGTACAAGAAGAGGTATTGTTGACAACGCAACAGCAGTTGGATACATTGATGCTAAAGAAGGCGAGTTCCAAACAATGGCAATATCAGAAGGTATGAGAGATTCGATGCACACATCAAAAATTAATCCACTTACTTTCTTCTCAGGCGCAGGAATTATGAACTACGGTAACTTAACTAAAGTTGCGGCAAGTTCAACTTCAGCACTTGATAGAATAAATGTTGCTAGATTAACAGTTTACTTAAGAACTCAATTAGAGAGAATTGGTAAACCGTTTATTTTTGAACCAAATGATACAATTACTAGAAACGAAATCAAACAAGCAATTGAATCATTCTTACTAGAACTAGCAGGCCAAAGAGCAGTTTATGACTTCTTAGTAGTTTGTGATAGTACTAACAACACAGCAACTAGAATAGACAGAAACGAATTGTATGTTGATATAGCAATTGAACCAGTTAAATCAGTTGAATTTATTTACATACCATTGAGAATTAAAAACACAGGAGAAATCGGAAAATTAGGGTCTTAATTTTTTGGATAAATAGGAGAGAGAAACTATGTCAATATCAACATTATCAAAATTTACAGTACCTTTAGCAAACGATCAAAGTGCTCAGTCACAAGGTCTGTTAATGCCAAAATTACAGTATCGTTTTAGAGTTATTTTGGAAAACTTTGGAGTATCAACACCTAGATCCGAACTAACAAAACAAGTTGTTGATGTTACAAGACCAGATTTATCGTTTGACCAAATTACTTTAGACGTGTACAACTCAAGAGTTTACATGGCAGGTAAACACACTTGGAACCCAATTACATTGAATTTAAGAGACGATGTAAACAATGCGGTATCTAAACTAGTTGGTGAACAGATCCAGAAACAATTTGATTTCTTTGAACAATCATCAGCGGCATCAGGTATTGATTACAAATTTACTGCAAGAACAGAAGTTCTTGATGGTGGACAAGGTGCATCAGAACCAACTGTTTTAGAAACATTTGAGTTATATGGTGCTTACATTGAATCAGTTAACTACAACACACTAGCATATAACACTTCAGATCCAGCAACTATTACGTTGAACATTAGATATGACAACGCAATACAGACACCGCAAGGTACTGGAATTGGAAGTGCTGTAACAAGAACACTTGGTACACTTGCTACTGGTGGTGGACAATAAGGTTAGGAGAATAGACAATGGCTGGACAAACAAAAGTTAATCCAATTGAAGATATAACAAGTTTACACTATTTTGGTTCTACACCTTTAACAATATTTGAAGTAGATTTTGGTGCGGCGGTAAACGCAAAAACAGGACCAACATCAACCATTGCCAAAGTGATTGAAAAAATTTCACAACATTGTACTATTGCAATCAGAAGTGAACTACATTCAAGCAATGAAGTAATGACATTCTTTGTTGAACACACAAATTTAGCAGACAAGTACGATGGTACAAATTCAGAAACATTTGTAACATTCTTACAAACAGAAATTGTTGCATTGGGTACTGTTGATAGCATCAACCTTGGTTCTGCAACAGCAACAGTTAAAACAACTTTAAACATAGCATAGTTACATAGTTAATCAATAAGGGAGAAACAAAAAATGGCAACAAAGAAAATAGTATCTAAGAACATAGCACACGCGGCAACTTCATATGTTGGTGTTGACGGCGAGATATGGGTTGATACAGTAACAAACTTATTAAAAGTTAGTGACGGTTCAACACCAGGTGGTGCTGTAATTACAACAGATGGCACAGTCACTACATGGGCCAACATCGCTGACATTAACAATGCCAGTGGTCCCAGCAAAGTAGCAGTTGGTAACAATGCAGGTCAAACAAGTCAAGGTAATCTTACCGTAGCAATTGGTACACAAGCAGGTCAAGATACTCAAAGCCAAAAGTCAATTGCAATAGGTCCTTATGCAGGCATGACAACACAAGGCTCAGAATCATTAGCAATTGGTCACAATGCTGGTAAAGTAAGTCAAGGTAACGAAGCAGTAGCAATTGGTAATGAGGCCGCTCCTGCTAGTCAACACGCAAACTCAATTGTATTAAATGCATCAGGTACTGCATTAAACACAACTCAAGCAAGTGAGTTTGTAGTTAAACCAGTCAGAGATGTTTCAGGGTCATTGCCATCAGGATTTAAACAGTTGGCACACAATGCAACTACAGGCGAAATTATCTCTTACGGATAATATATAGAATTAGAGTAGCAATTAAAGTACATT